TTAGTACATTAAAGGCGGCTATAAATTTGGCTGCTGTGGCTCCGCTCAAGAATTTGATAGGTTATACCCCGAATTTAAGGACTGCTATTAGTCCTAATAGGCCACAAAGCACTAAAGAGACTCTGATAGCTTTGATGAAGAGGAACTTTGATGTGCCTTCTTTAGCTACTACTAACGATTTTGAAGTGGTTTTTTCGATGGCTTTGGGTAGGTTTTTGAAAACTTTTTGTAGGCCTGATGCCTTGATACTTTTGAAGAAATATCAAAGAGACAGAGCGTCTTTGAATAGAGAGAATGTGGCCAAGTGGGTTGAACGATTAACTCCTGAAGCTATAAATAAGGTTGATAGTGAGCACTTTTCGGTTTATCTGAAAGAGACTGGCAAGTACAATCTTATGAACAAGTCACAGGTTAAACCTAAGTGTGAGTTAGCTGCAGCTAAGGAGTACTCGGCTTTGCAGACTGTGGTTTATCATGAAAAGGAAATTAATGCGGTTTTTGGTCCTGTATTTTTGGAGATTAGAGAGCGGTTCTTCTCTTTGTTGTTGCCTAATGTTTTAATTAACATGAAGAAGAATAGAGAACAAATCGAGGAGTTTTTGAGTATCTATGAGGTATTCGATCGGCCTATGAATTATATTGAGAATGATTTTTCAAAGTTTGATAAATCCCAGCAGTGGGCTGCTCTACGCTTGGAGTGGAGAATGTATCAGGCGTTAGGTTTAGATTGTCAAATGGCAGAGATTTGGGAAGTTGGGCATATCTCTTGTTCTATGAGTTCTTACGCTGCCGGTATTAAGGTCTGGTCGATGTTGCAGCGTCTGTCTGGTGATGCCGCTACAGCCTTGGGCAATAGTATTGTTAGTTTAGTTACTGTTGCCACCTGCTATGACATCCCTAAGTTTGAGTACGCTATGGGGTTAGGCGATGATTCTGTTATAGCTTCTACTAGTAGAATCAAAGAGTCGAGGGCTATTGAGATGATGGCGGGAGTTTTTAATCTTTCCGCAAAATTGACGCAGTCACCTTATGGGTTCTTCTGTTCAGCTTTTATAGTGAAGAATAATGGTAAAGTCTTATATATGACTGATCCGGTAAAGAGAACCGAGAAGTTGGGTTCTCACGTCTGTTATAAAGACGAAAGTAAGATTCATGAGTTGTATGTATCTTTCGGAGATCTCTTAGCGAATTATCGTTGGGAGGATTTTCATGAGCCGTTGGCTCAAGCTGTACGTTATAGGTACAAAACGGGTGCTCCGGTAGAGTCGCTGATTAAAGCGTTGTATACCTTGTCCGTGGATAAAAGGGCTTTTAGGTCTTTATATTCTAAAGAACTGGTTGAAATGGTCCAGAGTTAAATAACCGTTTCTTTTTCTTTTCTTATCTCATGTTCCTACTTATGAAGTGAGATCTTCCGAATTTTCCTGTTTCTTTGAATAACAAG